TTCAAAACTTAATCCAAGAAGTTTAATTTGTGGAGCTCCATCTGTTGCCTTCTTCATCAAATCATCAACTGAAACCCCAGTTTCTTGAGCCACAAACGTAGTAGAATCCAAAACTTTTGATAAGTCGTCAACAGAGAATCCATAAGCTTCTATAGCTTGTTTAGATTGTATTGTTGCATTCGTAACATCCGAACCATTAATTTCTGCAAATTTAATTATATCTTCCGATGCGTTTTTTAATGCATCGCCAGTTAATTTGAATTGAGTATTAACCTCTCCGACAGCGTTACCTACAGTTGAGAAGTCTGTTGGTAACGCTGTTGCAATATCATTTGCGATTTTTTGCATGTCTTCAAGTGCTTTTCCACCAGCGCCAGTTTTAGTGACAATGGTGTCCATACCCTCATCTACTTGACGAAAGGCTTCAAGAGCACTCTTCCCGAAATCAACCAATTTTTGACTGATATCTGATAGTTTTTCAGAAAATTGATTGAGCAATTCAGCTTTTAAGAGATTGTTTGTCTCGCTTAAAGTTCCGCTCGCTTGTTTGCCAGCGTTCCCAAGGTTACTCATCTCTTGAGAGAGATTCGAGTAAGCTGTTTTAGCTTGATTCAACTGTGTTTCCATTTTATTGGCTTCAGCTGAATTTTCACCATACTCTTGCTTTGTAAGAGCTAGTTGCTTTTCTAGATTTTCAATCTGCCGAGCAACAATATCAGATTGAGCTCCAATCCTTTTCTCAGCAAGCGCCAACTTGTCAGCTTCACTTGCGTTAGCTCCTAGCTGACTTTCTTGCAATTTGAATGAACTGACTACTCTTTCATTCTCGCTAGCCAGTTGCTTCTGCTCATTTTGCAATTCTTTTAATTGGTTCTTGTTGTTCTGAGTTGTATTCCCATTTTCAGAAAGCGCCTGGTTCACGCTTGCAAGCTTACCCTCATATCCTTTTAGGACGTTTTGAGTAACTTCTACTTCACGTTGAAAAGCACGGTACTGGTCAGCACCGATATCACCATTTTTGAATTGCTGCTCCACCTGAGACTGAGCTTGTCTCAAGGTTTCCAGTTTCTCCTTGGTCGTCGCAACTTGCTTTTGTAAGACCTCTTGCTTCTGAGTCAGGAGCGTTACGTTTCCTGTATCAAACTTCAAGGCCTTGTCAATCTGTTTCAACTCCTGACTTGCATCAGTAGCAGCCTTATTGACATTTTTCAGCGCCTTCTGCAAGGGTTGCGTGTCGCCATCGATTTCAATTTTGATACCTTTGATATTTCCTGCCATATTTCCTCCTTTCTCAAAAAAATAGAAAAGCACTGAGAGAACTTCTACGACTGATAATGCAGTCAGACCAAAGAACTTGGTCTCAGAATCGCTCTCTCAGCACTCATTTTTCTTTAAAAACTGTCAAAATCAGCTTGCGTGGCCTTCCGTTCGCCACCTTTGTCCTCACTCCGTAAATTCACATAATCCGTCTGATAATCCAGAGCCATTCCGATTGAGATGTGCTTTAGATCATCGATAGACAGACCAGTTTCTTTACAGCAGGATAAGTAGGACTCTACTGTAAAGATTTCTTCGCTAGCTGATTCTGATTCATCTGGTGCTTTTTTGTCGTCATGCTCGCATTCAGCATTTCCATCAGCACAGGCCCAACTTCCTGAATAGGAAAGACTTCCATTTCCATGAAGAATTGTTCATAAGGCTTGATGTGAGGATTTGCAGATTTAGCAAAGGTCCAAAAAAGACGGTTGAAAAAGGTCATGTCAAAATCTGACAACATCGAAATGTCAATATCAGTTGCTGTCAGCTCCTTGTCAGTTTCCAGTTTGTTCAATTCATTCATGAATGATTGATTTTTCAATATTAAGAACAAATCTTGAAAATAATCTTTCCCAAATTGTTGCTTGTAGGCGATAGGAGTATAACCATTAGTTCCTAACTCATACTCCTGTTCACCAACCAAAACGATTTTACGCATAGATTTTCTCCTTAAGCCACTACAGTAGGTTCATACACTTTCTTGAACCAGTTGTCATAAATTTCTTTATTATCAGCTGATGTGATAGAACGTTTAACAACTGAATCCAGAGGACGAGGACTTGCTTTAAAGCCAAGTTCACGCTCGTTGACGTTTGTACCATTTTTGGTTTTTGAGCCATTGCCTGGACGGCTCGCTGAACAGTAGTAAAGGACATGACGTGTTTTATTCTTGTCCCCTGAAAATTCGAACATCAAGGCAAATGATGTGAATTCTGCATCAGCTTTTTCAGTCAAAACACCCGTCTGAGCATCTTTGATTTCACCCAAAATCTTAGTCGCAAACATTTCAATAATGTGAGAGATTTTGAATTTCCCATCATACCCTTCGTTTGAGTTCATGAAGTGATAATCGATATCGTCTGCTTTGATTGGTGTTGATTCACCCTTTGGATCCAATGTCAATTCCATTGCTCCAGGAAAGCGGAAAATTTCATCGTAAGCAATCACTCCATCTGCACCAATTGATTTAATTGGCGCAACGTGAACATTTTTTAAACCATAGGTTACTTTATTTTCTTGAGTCATGTCATTCCTCCTTAGTATAGATAGACCGTATAAGACTTGACATAGAGTCTTTCAGTCTCGATAAATGTTTCTTCTTGAACATCGAAAAAGAGCTCGTGGGTTGTCCACAGCTCTTCCAGACGTTCTTCCAAATCTTCATCCTTATTCTCAAAAGCCAGCTCTACTGTCACGCTCTTAATCTGATGATTAACCGTGTTATCAGCTGCATTGATGGCTGGACTCGATTCATAATAGACCAGGTAAGGTAGGTCAGGAGCGTTCCCAGTTTTAAACGCTCGATAAGTGACAGGTAGGTTTATCTGTTCCAAAATAGCAGCAAAGTCTGATAGCTTCATTTCCCAATCTCCTTGATACGCTTCTCAAAGTTCTGAATTGCTTTTTCTTCAGCTGGCTTGATGTGGACGATACCAGCGACACGACCACCATTTCTTGAAAGGTGCCCATTCTCAAGTATGTGAGTAAGACTTGCAACTGCGTTGAAAACGACAAAAGAGCCATTTGCCAACTTCTTCTTTTTCCAACTTCTACGATACTTTCCGTACCGTTTCGGACTTGTCTCTTTCAACTCATCCACAGTCTCATCAGCCACTTGCTCTGCAATCTTATCCACTTCTTCAGTAACCTCATCAGAGTAAGCTGCAAGCTCTTTCGCTATCAAATCAGCAAGGTCATTACTCATTTCAACACCTCTGACAAAGTCAACTCTAAAATTTCAGAATCGATAGGATAGGTTTTCAAGATACGATATTGCTTGCCTTCAAATTTCGCAAACTCCTGATTCTCATACTCAAAATTTCGAATCTCAACGACCAAGCTCGGTTTTAGACCTGCCTGATTTGCTTGATAAAATTCAGAGCGAGTAACCCTCTTTTGGCGACATAAGAGAGTAACTTCAACATCTTCAGAGATTGGTTGTAGTAACTTGTCCTTACCTGTGACTTTTTTAGAGATCAGTTTGATTTCATGATTCCACATTCTTGACCTCTTTCTTTGATGCTATCTGTAAATTATGCAGTCGCCACTGAAGGTGACGTGGCATATCCACCCCACCCTCATAGCGATAAGCAGCATAGTCAACGATAAACATTTCATGGTCAGCACGCTCACCAACAAGCTCGATACCGAGGTTATCGGTCAATTCAGTGATGACACTTGAAATGATTTTTTCTAACGGCTTGTCTCTCAAGCGGGTTGAAATACCCAGCTTAAGCTTCAGCAATTCTAAAAGCTGACCTTCATCCATGCTTACTCCTCAACTTCCTTAGCAGGCTCTTCAGCAGTTTCCTCGACTGTTTCTTCCTGCTCAACTTCGGGATCTTCCTTAACTTCTTTTGTTTCAGGAGCTGGTTTCTTAGGTTCATCATCTCCCAAAACCTCAAGGAAGATAGAGCCAGCAGTGTTGGCACCAGTCAAAAGACCGTTGGTAAAGCTATCTGTGGGCTCATATCCCTCGCGAGGAAAGATATCGCCAACAGCGTAGTCATGATTTTCAGGATCAGCCAAGTCCTTGAAAGGACGGATTACTTTATAGCTCATACGCCACCTCCTTAAGCTACAACATCAGTGTAGGTTCCGAAAAATCCAGCTTCTTCATCTACTTTCTTAATATCCAAACGGATAAAAAGCCCAAGCAATTGTCCGTAAATGTCATTGTTCACCCATTTAACGGATACTTGAGCACGGTCAAACTCTTTGACGAACTCGGTGACATCTCCGATGAAGAATTTCATGTCTCCTTCGTTTCCAAACACTGCGTCATCTACTTTGTAGATTGTTTTCCCACCAAATGAATAGCCAGTAGGTGAAGCTACATCAGTTTGAAGCATGTAGCGCCCATCTTTATCCTTCACCTTGTCAAGTGCAGCAAACATTGACTTAGTTACAACGATGCTTGCTTTATAAATTGATTTAAGCTTCTTGTTGTAGATATCTTTAATACCATCAAATCCAGACGCATCTGCTTGGGTAGCTGTTTTGAGGACAGCTGTAACTAATGACAATTCAGTGTTTTCACCTTGGTTGAATACTTCGTCTTCAACAATGGACATGATGTCATAGTCTGCGTCGTCAATCATTTCTTGTGACACAGGGACATATCCACGGTAAGTCTTGATTGAATAATCAATCTCGCTGATTGCTGGTTTTCCAAGTTCTGGATTTGATTTCAATTCCTCTGTTGAAACCATTACACCATCCGTTTTCTTGATAACTGGATATTTACCAGATCCACTGTTAACTTTCACACGTTCCACAAGATCCAAAAGTGGATTACGTGTTTTATTGACAAAATGAGGTTTCAAAACTTCAGTAGGAATCAGAGCTGCGCTTCCTGAATCAGTAGTTTTCAAACCTACGATGTCACGAGTTTGACCAGTACGAATGTATTTAGCGATTGCGTCACGTTGTTCCAATTTCTGTCCTCCACGCTTTTCTTTACTCGGGTAAGTTGGTGCTTTACGATTTTGCTCCTCGATTTGTTTTTCCAACTCGTCAATTTCTTTTTCCAACTGTGCTTTTTCAGCTTCTTTTTCTTCAATTTCCTTTTGAAGATCATCCACAGTCTTTTCAACTGCTGAAACTTCTTCATCAGTTTCAGCACGATCTAACTTTTCTAACTCAACAACCGAACGTTTGTTTAATTCTTCGATAGTTTCTTCCAACTCAACTACCTTAGCTGCTTTTGCTCGCATACGAGCACCAAAGATTAACGCCTTATTCATAGCTTAAATTTCTCCTTAATTTCTTTCTTGCGCTTATCTAGCGCTTCACGATTCGCACGGCTCTGACTTTCGAAGTCTTTTTGTCGTGCAGCAATTTCCGTTTGTGGATAGGCTGGGAAAGTACATGGACTCACTTCAAAGATTTCTAGTTCTAAGACAGTGTCCAGATACGAACCATCTTCACGTTCCTCTGTTTCGATTTTTATCGGGATAAAGCCAAAGCTACATCCGATAACATCTCCACGCTTAACACGGGCATAGGCTCCAACCGCTTGAGGATCATCTTTGTTAATGATGATATCTCCGAAAAGACCAATATCATCAACACCCAGTGTCAGAGTTCCGTTACCTGTTCGACCGAGAACAAGACTATCGTCATGGTTAAATAAAGCTCTGATATCAGCGTCTGTGATAGCTTTTTCAACTCCAGCACGCTTAATAACTTCACAGTAGCCTGGCCACAATTCCGTCTCCTCGTCAAATTTGATAAAGTAGCCACTCAAAATCAAATCACCAGAATCTTCTTCCCTAGTTTGAAATTGAGTGGCACGATAACTATTCCGTTTCTGCATTCTCTTCCTCACCTCCTTTCAGTTTCTTCTGGTCCCCAAGTCTGTCTTGCGGTAGATAATTTTCAAGAGCAAGGAGCTCATCCATATCAGGATCTGGTGGCATCCCAAGCCAATCCCTCCACTCATTTCGACGCATTGCCATGCTTTTAGTCATCTGTTCAGCAACTGAAGATAACTCTGTAATGTCATACGAATAAAGCGAGCGAGCATTAAGTTTGAAATACCGATTATTTGAAACGAGTAAGTCTCTCGTTAAGGTCTGAGTGATCGTCGTAGCAATGCTCATGACCGTTGTATTGACAAAGTTGTTGTATTCTTCTTTATCAAAGCTACCAACTCCTAAAATAAAAGCTGGAACTCCCAAAAGCCCAGCAACTGTTTTCTTGTCAATTTCAACAGATTCATTGATAGCGATATCTTTTAAACTTAATGGCTTGACCTGTTCAACCTCTAGCAAAGCATCAGGAATAATCCACGGCTCACCAGCTTGACTAGTGCTAAGATATTTCTTAGCGACCTTGTCTCGTCCTTCTTGTGTGCCCAACTCTCCATTCGAAGAATCAACCTTAACAATCAGGCTAGGAACGTTCTTTCCATTCATAAATCCTTTTTTGATTTGAGTAGCAAGATTTAAGTTCCTAACAATATCCCTCAGAGCAAGTCTATATCCAGTTCCTACAAATGGATTGTCTGGATCAGGATTGATTACAAAGTGAACGACTTCGCTTGAGTTGTAGTCAATGCCACGATAATTCACGATATAACCAACATCATCACTTTTGAAAGAGACTTCACTCATAGAGAACGGTCTCAGGTTCAAAATATAATCATTCACAGGATCATACTCAACATGAAGAACTGAATTTCCGTCACCGAATAGCAATAGGTCACGCACAATCTTGAAAATCCAAGTCTTGCGAGTCATGTTTTCGCATGGATTTACATCAATTTTTCTAGCTAGTCCGTCTTTAACTCGTATGTCTCCCTTGTCGGTATTCTCCATCAAATGAATGGTCATATTAGATACCATGTCAGCAATCTTATTGACCGCAGTAATCACATCAGGATTAACTTTAATCACTTCTTCTAATCCCACCTCGACTGCGCTGTCTAATTCAGGGAATGCACTTCTCCCCCCTGCTTGACGGGTCCAGGCTCCGATAATACTTTTTCCACCGTCTACCACAGTCAGATTCTCATTGCCTGTAATATGCATGACCACGGGTTTCTCTGACTCAGTAAGATGTTTCGTTCTTTCCTTGGTGAAAGCAATATTACCTTCTAATTCTTTAATGTACTCTTCTGCAATATTTTTCGCATCACCACCGATAATATCAGCGGTTAATCGAACAGTTTTCTTAAGTCCATCAAAATCTTTGAAAATGGCTAAAACCCCTTTTAATCCTGCGCGATTAACTTCATCGACCATGTTTTGACTAGGAAGAATCACAACATCTGGTTGTGTACCTAATAATTCTTCAGTCTGTAAATCGCGTCCGTTGCCTAGCGCAGTCACTGTTTTGATTTTAGGATAAACTTCCGCAAACCAAGGATGATCGTGAATATAATTGGTAGTCGCCACCACTTTATCCATTCCGCCTAATAAAAGGACGATTTGGTTGTTTGCATTCCATAAATCTGCGATACGTTGCACATTATCAGCAATTTCAATTTTATTGCCGGCTACATCTTCAATCATTTTGGCTTGCAATGCGCAAGGGGCAACTAATAAAGCAATCAAGCTCAGTTTTATTGCTTTTTTCCACATATTTTTTATCTCCCTAATAGTTAGAAAAGTTAATGTAAAAATTCTTAGAAACGAATCAGTGGCTTTTATAGTCTCTAGTGAAGTTCCATTTTCACCTCAAAATAGCCTTCCAATATTACAACGTCGCGCTTCGCCTCTACAGGAATGGTACTAATATCTACGTTACCTTTTATATCCATATCTATGATGGTAAAAGACTTTTTCTGCGTATGCTCATCAAAGGAATATTTTAAAGGTGATCCACTATAGCGAATATAGTCTGCCCCCATTCGCTGAGGCCCATGCAAATGGCCAAGGGCTGTATAGTGAAAGTCTTTAAAGACTTGAGGGTGTACCTGTTCACTACCACCTACAGACAAGGTGCGCTCAGAGCCCCCTACATCGCCACCCATTACAAAGGCATGACTAATGGCAATGCTGCGCATCCCCTTTGGTACTTGATTGCGTAAATGGTTGCTCCAAGCCTGATACATTTGGTCGTAATTATGTAGATTGAGACCACTTTCATTATGAGCAACCAAATCTTGTGTTACACCCTTAGATGTTTCTATAGCAGCAGTTTTTTCGTCTACCATATCAACACCAGCAAATAAAGAGTCCTCCACAACATCTACAGATGCTTTTTTAGATTTAGAACCCTTAGTTTTTGTTTTAGTCTTCGTCGCTGGTATTTCTACATTTTCTATATTCACTTTATAATTTCTATTATCACGACCATAGCCACTAGTCCCAAAATCTACTTTTAATTCATTGTCATTGTAGCTTACTTTAAAATCAGCTATTTCG